ACTTCGTAGAAATAGCGGAAAACGTTCCTTACGATATGGCGGGCGTACGTGCAATGTTAGGAGATAGTGCCGCTCCTGAAGGGGAAGCGCCAAGAATACTTGCATCTAAAAAAATAGACAAGATACTGCTAAAAATTGAACGGTCAGAATCCCCTGAAGAAATGGGCGGGTTGCTAGGCCAGTTGATGGAAGCCGATTCTTGGGAGGATAAGAAGCGCGTACTTAATAGCATCTGGAATACATTAGATAGCAAGAGCGTAGCCACTCTTTTACCTGCATTAACTACTAGCCAAATTACAGATTGGGTTGGCGACAAAATACCGCACTTAAACCAAGTTAATAGGTTAGTGGAACGTATGTCGGTTATGCGCAGTAAGATGTTGGCTGCTATTGACGAGACAGTTGAGCCTTGGGCAAACTTTGCAAAATCTCATGTTGCTGGAGGGAAGCTGCTAAGTCGTCTTATGCACTATTCAACCTTGGCGGAAGTAGACCCTAGTTTACACGCTAACGCAGCTACTGCTATAGCTAAAGACTCTCAACTAGCTGAGTTACGTAAGTTAATGGATGCAGCAAGTAACCCTCGTGCTAAAGCGGCGTATAAAGGCCAAATTACAGCTCGAACAGATAGAATAAATACTGCCTATAAACTATGGAATGAGGCAGGGAAAGTTGGTAAAGGCGAAGCTCACAGTATATTTACTAAGGTTCGTGACCACTATAGAGCGACATTTAACTTACATCGCGCAATCCTAGATGAGCGCATTGCAAAATCCAATCTATCCGGTGATGTAGATAATGAGACTACCCCCAAGGGTATGTTGATGGCTGCTATCCGCAAAACATACGAAGATGCTAAAACGGTTGGTGTGTATTTCCCGTTAATGCGCTACGGTAACTATTGGATGAGCTTAGGTAAGGGATTAAATAAAGAGTTTTACATGTTTGAGAGCGAACTCCAACGCAATTTATTTTTAAACAAGCGTGTGGCTCAATTACAAAAAGCTGGCGATACTAGAACCTATGATGAAATCATGGAGTCCGGGGAGTTTGATGCAGGTAACGATTTAACTAAACTTCGTAACTTAACTACTGAGTCTAGTGAAATGTTACAGGGTATCTTTAAAATTATTGATACTCAAAATGTAACCGATAAAGAAGCATTAAAAGATGCTGTGTATCAGATGTACCTACTTACTATGCCTGAGCAAAGCTTCCGTAAGCAGTTCATCCATCGTAAAGGCACTACCGGTTTTAGCGGCGACTCCCTACGTAACTTTGTTCGTTCAGGTTATGCAAGTGCTAACCAGCTTACCAGACTTCAATTCGGTCCAGACATTACTACCGAGATGGATTCTGCACATGCCTCACTAGAGGGTATGCCCCCTAAAGATAAGATTAAACTAAGTCAATTTTTAAATGAAGTGGGCACCCGTGTAGGGGAAGAGTTAGCTCCATCAAATGAAGATGAGTTCTGGACTAGGTTTGCTAATGGTGTCAACCAAGCGGCATTCTTCTTCAGGTTAACTGCAATAAAATCAGCGGTTGCTAACTTGACCGCACTTCCTATCTTTGGCTACCCAGTACTAGCCTCAAAATATGGGGAAGTAAAGGCCGCCGCTGCACTAGCAAAATACACTGTGGTGTTTAACCATACTACCTTCATTAAGCCTGATGGCAGCTATACTCCACTATCCGTAGGGTTTTCTAGGCATGTGCAATCTAACCCTATACTTGCCGCTGCATTTGAAGAGGCTGCAGAACGAGGCATTACCGAGATTACTCGCACTTACGACCTTATGGCTATGGCGCGTACTCCATCTGCTACTCACCAAGGTGCAATCAGCCGGGGTACTAGGGCATTTGTTAACTTTGCCGGGCTATTATTCCACCACTCAGAACGACTAAACCGTGAAATTATGTTTATGACTTCCTTCGAGCTTGCCTACAAGAAAGGGCTTTCAGAGGGTTTGTCTGGCGGTAGAAACGGCGAAGCGTTTGCTCGAGCAATTGATGAGTCAGTTAAAAATACCTACGACTCTATGTTTAACTACACTAAGTACAACCGCCCTCGCATTATGCGTTCTCCAGCGGCTAGGATTGTATTTCAATTTAAGCTGTTCCCTCAACAAGTTACAGCATACTTAATACGTAACTTCTTAGCTATGGTTAAAGGGTCTGACCTCAACCCTCGCGCTCGTCGTGAAGCTACTACCCAGTTAATTGGCACCTTAATAATGACCGGTATGTTTGCGGGCATTACAGGACTGCCGCTATACAATATGATTATAGCTGTGGCTGAGGGCATACGGAATGCATTACACGATGAAGACGATGAGCCAATTCCTATTGAGGAACGTGACCTAGACCTATGGTTCCGCAATGTATGGTTACCTAAGCACTTCGGGGAAGCAGCTAGCTTCTTTGAGAAGGGACCTATATCTACTATTACTAATGCAGATATTGCCTCTAGTACCTCATTAAGTAATCTTTGGTTCAGGGATACTAAGTATGACCATTCTATGGCTAATCAGTTTAGCGACTTTATTCTTAGTGCAGCCGGTCCAGGTGCTAGCTTAGTTACTGATGGGTTTAAAGCGTACGATGACTTTAAATCAGGGCACTTTAACCAAGGGGTAGAAAAGCTATTACCTGCATTTGCTAAAGGAACGTTTACTCAATGGGCATGGGGCAAAGAAGGTATTAAGGTTAAGGGCTCCCAAGCAGAAATATTTAGTAAAGAAGAAATTACTAATATGATGCGCCTATGGAAAGCATTTGGCTTTAACCCTACAGAGCTTACACGCATACAAGAATCTAACTACCCAGCTATGGAATTAATTAAACGTGCGCAAGACGAACGTAATTCTATTATGAACCGCCTAGATTTAGAGTTAGTGCGTGAAGATGACGAAGCATTTGAAGAGACATTAATTAAGGCTTCTAAATTTACAGAAGCTAACCCTGAAATGCCGATAATGCCAGACACTATTGTAAACTCAGCGCTAAAACGTGCAAAACTACGGGCCATGGCGGACAGGGGATTGATTGTACCTCCTAAATTAATGCCTAGGATGTATGAGTTAATTAACCCTTCTCGCCCTAAAGCAGATAGAGTGAAAGACCAAGCAGCGTTTGATGCATTAGTAGACCTTGCAAACACATCGCCTACTGAAGAGGGAGAGGAATAAAAAAGCCCCGCCGAAGCGGGGTTTTCAAAGTTTGGAAGGAGCTAACTTCCGAGGAGACAGCGGACGTAGATTCCGCTAATCGAAATATATCTCATATTCTCCACACTCGCAAGCCCTTAATACTCTCTTCTATACTTATTTTGCATATTACTTCTATTTTTAACCGCTTGGTTACCTTAAGTATTTCTTCTTTTGCTAACGTGCAATTCAAACAGGGTATGAAGAATGACGTACCCCGCTTGAACTTTTTCCAATTAATATCGTAACTAATCTTCTCTATTAGCATTGCTTGCTTCTACTGCAACAATATGCTCGATGTCAATAAACTCGCTACCTGAGCAATCAAACATCAACGCACGGATAGCAGGTGAAGCAACCTTCATACCCTTGGATAGCCGTTTATTCATAGCCCCTAGGTAAACCCCTTTTTGTTTCAACTGGTTAAGCGCGTCCTTGTAATGGATTTGTGCTTGAACGCAGTCGGTTCTAAATGGGCCAGCAGCAATAAACATCTTTTTAGTATCTGGCTCAAAACGAATAATCAACTCGCCTCTAGGTTCTAGTGTCGGTGCGGATTGCATATTAGTACGTGCGTCTGCCTCGTCGTTCACTACCAAGATGTTTTGCATGTGACGGTTAATGAAGTCACCCACGATAGCTGCTGAGTCATTCACTGGAGGTTTGACATCCTCACGTAAACCCTGAATCATTCCGCATGCCCATTGATATACCTCACGCATATCCCAATCAAGTAGCCCTAGGTTCTTAGCAATTAACCCGCCAGCGATATTACACGCGACAACTGCAGACCAGAAGCGTTCTCGGTTAGTAAGGTTAAGTTCTTTATCTAGTTTCTCTTGCACGGTACGCATAGTGTTTACTGCTTCTTCCAAGTTACCGAGTAAGTGCGATACGTAGATATCACCTGCGTGACCGTAGTTTTCTTTAAGCTGTATATCAAACATTTGCTTAGCTAGGGCTGACGGGATAATAGTAGTCGGATGAATTTGATACTCAAGCAGACGCATCATCTCACCATCAGGGCTGCTCTTCTGTATGCCCAACTTCTCGTAGAAGCTTGCGTTTGAGCTGGCTACTGATATGGTTTGCCATGTCGTTGTATTCGTACGTAGCTCATTAGATGCAGCCTTTGCACGGTTTGCCCCGCGACCTTGTGACATACTGTATGCCAAGTTAGAAAAGTCGATAGGCGACATGTTGGTAATCTCATCAATGGTGAACGGTATGTTGTTCATCACGCCTAGCTGAATCATCTTAGCTGCAAATGTATCTTTAGCAATCGCGGCTAAATTGTCAGGGTGCCCATACACGCTGTTACACATGTATAACGATGTTGATTTACCTGTACCCGAGTCCTTGTGAATCAAGTTAATGATTGCACCTTTGTGACCAGTAAACTTAAGTAACGGAGCACCGAAGGCACTAAGCGCTGCGAACGCATTAGGTTCTAAACCACGTTGACCATATAGGTTAAATACTTCTTTCCATTTCTCTAACGTACCACGGGGCACCATGCTCTCTGCAAAATAGCGCGTTTGGTTTGATGGAGGGCTATGGAAAATACCATCTTTTGTAACTTCTCTGTTGCCGATAATAAACTTACTGTCTTTATCAGCCCATCCAAATTGAGTTCTCATTGCTTCTTCTCTCCTTGTGAACTGTGTTTCTTTAACAAACTTCATAACAAAGTTAGCTAGCTCTTTCATTTGGTATGGCATACCGGCGACGCCGTTATTAGCCAATACTTCTCTTAATTTTTCTTTCACTGCAACCGTAGATAACGGCACAGTAAACTCACGCACACCATCTAACGGCAGATGCAACCGTAAGAGGATAAGGACGCCAACAGATTCGTCAGGGTCTTTCATGCGCTTAACTACATATAGGTCGTGCTCGTAAATACATACGGGTTCGGTGTCGTCTTCCTCTTCACCCATCATGTAGATACCACCGTTCTTACCCCTGAAATACGGATGGGGGTAGGGCGGGATTATAAACTCTTCCTTAATGCCTTTGGCTTCAGTTATCTCTGTATCTTCCGCCTTAACAATTTCTCTGCCCAATGTGATTGGTGACTTAATGCGACCTTTCCACGGACAGCCTTCACAACCACCAGGGTTATGCTTTTCGAATGTAGCACAACTATGGGCAAACTCGGTATGGCTTGCCTTTGCTTCAGTATCAACTGGGTCGTACCCCGGATACTGGTCTGATATCTTGTGTATTGCTGTTTGCCTATCCGCACAACGATGTGCAATAGATAGGGCACTAAACCATAACGGTTCGGTAATGCTATCTTGATTTTGATACGCGTGAAGTAGCTGGTTACAACCCTCACCCTTGGCACTTCGCATCATAATCTTACTGAATTTAGAAATCGTGTTTGCTGCCAATGCCTTAGCAAGCTCACTTAATTCCTGTGTTGGTTTTACTTGAAATGCTGAATCCTTAACGCCAAGAGTATTTTTAAATATCTCATAGCTAACGTCATCACCATCGCTAATTATTTCAACTGGCTTTGGTGGTACGTCTTTAAAGTTAAGTGTTCCCGGTATGCGTAATACACGAGCTGCTTCAAATACACTAGCATCTACGTATAGTTTGTGAATAACGCATAGTTCGTTAAGTCTTGCTGCAACTGGTTCCCATTCGTGCCTTGATACTGCTTGCTCGAGTGGCCAATATGCATGGATGCCTCTGCCTGAATTAACTAGCAGTGGTTTAGGTAATCCGATTAGTTTGCGAAATTTCTCTAGCTCATCTAGTCCTGTTGCTTGGTCAGCGTATCCATCAGGGCGGCCTGTCTTTTCATTGACTACCGCTTTAGCTTCTCCGCAATCGAGGTCAATCCAAAAAGCTTTAATGCTTAGTACATTTTCCTTGGTGCGATTGGCTTCTGTTTCAAATTTAGAGCAACCAAAGTAAGCGTCACGACCAGCGGCTACAAACTCCGCAGTTATCTTATCCACCTCTTCCCTAGTCTGAACGAGTTTCTGTACGGGAGATTTACCTTTCAAGCCGATAACAGCAAACCACCCTTCGGGGGCTAGTACTCTGCTTAGTAAATCTACGTTGTTCATAAAGTTCTCAATTTTTGGAGGTAATAAGGGTAGGTACCCCCATTGCTGAGGGCATTTTCCCGCCTTACTTACGTTTATCTAAATCTAGGATTAGGGCTTCCACAGTCGCTTTACAGCTGGCATGAGGTGCATATGCCCCCATAAACCAGTTGTAAATTGTCTGCTTACTTACGCCCATTTTTTCTGCGACAACAGTGACAGGGATGTCTAGCGCAATGCAAACTCTACCTAGCTTAACTCCCAAACAGGAATCATCTTGGCGGTGGTTCGCAGCAATTATTCTTGCGCTATATCCGTAGCTCATTATTCTTCATCGCTCCATGCATTAACTACATCCGCTAAGTTTGTCTTAGCAGTTGGAGCCGCAGGTTTACTTGATGCGCGCTTTACAGGTTCGGCAATAACTTCTTCTGCCTCTACTGCTGGAGCTGCTTTAGGTATTGGAGCAAACTCTTCTTGCGCTGCCGCAGGAAGTTTCTTAACACCGTCTTGTTGTGCAACGGTTAGGCGCACTACGTTTTTAGCTTCTGCTGAAGTACCAGCCATGTTAATAACTTGTTGCTCTTCGTCAGTTAAGTGACGAACTGGAGAGAATAATAACTTAGTATTGTCTGCGTCTTCATCAACAGAAATAGTAGTTACGATACCATCGATGCTCTCGTTGTTAGCGGCTAAGAAACGGCTGTAACTTTCAAACGGATGGATATTGCCCTCGCCTTTACCGAAGATAGATGTTGATGAAAGGTTCATTTGATACACTTCACCGTTAGGGTCATTCTCTAGCACAACAGCAATACGACGTTGGTATGCACAAGCACGACGACTACCACCACCTGAACCCGCTACGTTTTGTGGGCATGATTGGCAGTTGCTAGCCTGTGGATTGGCCGCATTAGATTCAGGCTTATCACCTAAGTTAGACCAGCAATCAGGTAATGTTGGTGTGCCGTTAGGGTCATACTCTGCCGCATAGAACTGACGAGATACCGCAGGTAACGCATTGACGATAATTACGTTTAATTCGCCTTTTAGTTTACCTACTTCTTCGCCATTGACTAGCTTACGGAATACACCGTTCTTTACAGTGATGCGACGGTTAGTAGAACGACCTGCACCAGCTAGCGTTTTAGTTAATTCACTAACACCTTGAGAGCGGAACTCTGCTGGGATGTCGTTTTTAAAGATTGTTAAGTTACTCATTATTTGCTCCTTCTAACTACGATTGAATATTTGCTGTCTGACATAAGCCCAGCCGGTAATAAGTCAGGGTTCTCTTCCAAGAATTGGCGCATGTTCGTTTGATGAATGCGTTTTTCAAGGAGTGGGAATGCGTCATGTTCGTTAATAAAATCGTACATTTGCTCCCAATCGCTAGTCCAGTAACGTGTGTCTACTTTTCTAATGATAGTTCCTGCTTGTGTTTTAATGCTGTCCGCATTTTGGTCTTGGCAGAGTGATAGCATTTGTTCTGCTAGCAGCTCTTGCTGTTCCTTAAGCGAATCGTCTTGTTGCTCATATTGCTCTTTAAGCTCCGCACGTTTATCCCTAATCTTAATGTATATCTCTGCTAGGGTATTAGCTGGAACGTCAGGTTCAACATGGGTAACAGTTTGGATGATATCCTCTACTTCCATATTAGCTCCTTAATGGTTACTACAATTGCAGTCTATCACTTACTTTGACAATGTCAAGCTATATCTGCAATTTCTTGGCGATACAACTCTATTATCTTATTGTGGCTCGTGATGTTGCTTCTAAGCATCGAGTACAACTTGTTTTCCACTTCGCTGCCTTGAATATGTACAATCGTCATGGGGTTCTTTTGCCCCGGGCGGTTAATCCGCGCATTTGCTTGTAGATAAGTTTCCACGCTGGTGA